GGCAGGCACGACTACATTGTGGAAGCTCGTGAGAAAGCCGAGGAATTGGAGTATCACTTTGAGAACGAGTATCCCGACAAACTCCTCCACACTCAACATCCAAGCGAAGAGCCTTGGATGAAGGAGTACAGGAGACGGAGATGGCAAGCTCCAACAACCACTGCCACTGGGAGAGTGTTCACTTTCTTGCAAAAGATTCAGCAGGCTGATGACTTTAAAATCACATTTGAATCTGACTTTAAAAAGACAGGCATAGCTGAGCGCATAGGGCTTATGGATAACACCCTAAAGCATTATGTGGAGTATGAGCTGCCAAAGACAGGAAGCCTAGAGAAGTGGCTTTTCAATGTGTTTTTAAAGACTTATCTAAAAGATTCCAATGCGGTAGTTATCACCATGCCTGATTATGATGACTTCATTGAGAACCCATCAGGCACAACTACCCTAGACTGGTCTAAGCCTTACCCACACATCATTGAGAGTGAATACTTAATCTGGGAGGGTGAGGATTATATAATTACAAAGACCGAGGACTACAAGGACATGAACCGCAAGAAGTGGGATCAGTTCTTGTGCTTCACAACTGAAGGGCTAATTCTCTTCAGGCAAGTCAATGAGTACACCTATGAGCAGCCTTTCCAGATATTTATCCTCCCTTATCAATTTGGCTATCTGCCTGCCTGTAAGGTTGGTAATATTATCTACGAAGAAGAAGATGGTCAGCTAGTCTATGACTCAGTCCTTGCTCCATGCCTACCAGCCTGGAATGAGGTGCTGTTCAGGACTGATGACCTTAATATACTTTGGGCAACTCATGCCCTGCCCCAGAAGTGGGCATTGAAGATGTCACCATGCAAGACCTGCAATGGTACTGGCATAAGGACTAATCGCAAAGAGGAAAAGATAGGCTGTAATGATTGCCAAGGCTCTGGCAGAGCATCCAGCTCACCATTTGGGCTGATGGAAATCAACATTGACCGGGTTAGTGCTGTCAATCCTACACCATTAGTTCCTCCAGTTCCTCCGGCTGGTTACATCGAGAGGCCAACAGAGACAGTAAAGCTATTCCAGGAGGACATACTTCAGAAAGAGTTTCAGGGCTTTAAGGCCATTGGTCTGGAATTGCTTGGACAGATTCCAGCTGCTCAGTCAGGCATAGCTAAAGAGTATGACCGGAAGGAGCTTAATACCTTCTGCTTCTCAGTTACCGTGCATTTGGCTCAGGTTTATCGGAAAGTCTGTTTCTACATCATGCTTCAGAGGTATAATGCACTTTTTGCATCTTCCTTAATGGATAGTGATAAGATACAGGCTGCACTGCCTCAAATCACTGTGCCTACTGACTATGATGTGATGACTGCCGATATGGTGGCAGAGCAGTTAAGGAAGGCTGTGGATAGCAAATTCAATCCACTGATTACCGCTGGCATTGAGATGGACTATGTTGAGAAACTCTATGGCGAGAATAGCATTCAAAAGACATACTTAAAACTCCTGAGTAGCCTTGATCCTTTGCCATTCAAAAGTACAGATGAGAAAACAGTTCTGCTTGCATCTAATGGATGCTCTCAGCTGGATTACATCCTAAGTGCTAACCTTGCTGCCTTTATCACTTTAAAGGTGGAGGAGGATGCCACATGGTATGATAAACCATTCAATGTGCAGAAGGCAGAAGTGTATGCATTGGCAGCAGAGAAGCAGGCAGAGATTAGGGCAGGAGTAGTGCCAATAATGCCTGAAGGATTATGATATGGCGAAGACTCCTGAGCAGTTAATCAAACAAATTCAAGAACTCCAGATGGCAATTGAAAGCCGGATGGATGATGCTCTGCCAAGGGTTTTTGCAAAACTATCTGACCAGGTAATTGACCTTGCTTCTAATTTATCACTTGACCCGAAAGACAGGGCAAAGTCATTAAAGGAGCTAATCAAATTAAAGAAGGACATTGCTGACACTATTATTACTAACGCTCCTTATCAACTTCAGGTTGCGGAGGTCATCAAAGGATTCGAACTCCTCTCAGAGTTAAGCAATGAATACATCACCATTGCCATAGGTGATTTTAGCGAAAAGAAGGCACTCTATAAGGCTATTCTGGAGACCAACATAGCCACTACTAAGGATGCTCTGCTAGGTGCTGGTATCAGGGAAAACTTTGGAACAGCCATTCAGGAAGTGCTAAAGGACAACATTGCTGGCATAGGCTCACGGTCTCAGCTTAATAAGACACTAAGAAAGTTTATTGAAGGAACAGAGCAAGAAGCACCATTCTTGAACCGATACATTAAGCAGACTACCAATGATGCTGTAATGACCTTCAATGCCGAATACATCCAAACCATTGCTGATGACTTAGATGTTGAATATTATCTCTACCAAGGCACACTGATAGCTGACTCCAGACCATTCTGCCAAGCAAGAGCAGGCAGATACTTCACTACCGATCAAGTCAAGGCATGGCCTAATCTAAAGGGCTGGAATGGGCGGATGGCTGGCACTAACAGCAGCACTATATTTATTTACCGAGGAGGCTACAATTGCCGACATCAGCTTTGGCCAGTTGCCAAGGAGCAATATGAGGCTGCTCAAGAGAAAGGCAGAGCAGGCCTAAAATAACTGCAATACAATTATTCAATTATTTTCCCGATAGGCAATCAGCATTGAGATAGGCTTTAGGTGCTTCTGCTCCACCACAAGTCTTTTGCCATGCCCTAAATCCATCTCTACTAGGCATTGCTCAATTGACTGCTTCCTAATGTATCCTAATATGGAAACTTCCAAAGCCTCCTCATTGACATAGCATAATATAAATACATCAGCTCCTATCTCCTTTCGATTGTTAAAGACTAACCTGCCTGTCTTATACTTGGTTGATTTAACTTGAATGTCATACTCTCCCAGCATCAAGTCTGTGCTGCCTCCATCTCCTTCCAAGTTAATTGTAGTGTCAAAAGGCAGCTTTAAAGCCTTAGCCACAGCATATTCCCCTAGAACACCTAATAAGTCGGCCTGTGATTGTGTATTGCCCCAGCGAGCTACTGAGGGGCGGTTAGGATTAACCTGATCCTTAAGGAAGTGCCTGCCTGTTGCCAGCACTTTGAGAAACTTTAATTCTCGCTCTGTGATAGTTATGTTCAAGGCGCATAATGGATTACAATATTAAGTCTAAAATATTGATATTTACCTAATGAAAAAGGCAAAAACAGGCAGCACTCCAGTTTCTAAAATTAGCTTCGGTAAGAGAAGAGAGGGCAAGCACCGGAAGGCTAGAAGGCCAAAGGAAGGCAATCAGAAGAAGTATAAAGGACAAGGAAGATAATGGCAGAGAAGAAGTATAAAGCTAAGGTCAATGGCAAGACTGTAAAGTTTGGAGCTAAAGGATACTCCATTGCACCGGGTACTGCCAAGGGTGATAATTACTGCGCTCGTTCTTCTGGAATCAAGAAGTGTAAGAACCCACCTTGTGCCAATGATTTAAGCAGAAAGGCATGGGGATGTGTTGGCAAAAAGTCTGTAAAAAGTGCAGCAAAAAAATTCACTCGCATCAAGTAACTTTACAGAATGCAACTAAAGCATTTTACACTTTCGGAGTTTGACTCTCCAGATGCTCCAGGATCAGGCAGCAATATGAAGCCTGCATTCATGCAGAGACTTGACAATGCCAGAGCTATTGCCGGAGTGCCTTTCAAGATTAACTCAGGCTTTAGAACCACTGTTCATAATGCCAAAGTTGGAGGAGTTGCTGATAGTTCACACACTCAGGGATGGGCAGCTGACATAGCAGCTACATCCGGCACATCTAAGTTTCAAATTGTGAATGCTCTGCTGAAAGCAGGATTTACTCGAATTGGGATTGCAAGTTCATTTGTGCATGTAGATTGTGATCCTGCAAAGCCTGCCCAGGTCATCTGGACATACTAATATGACAAACGAATTAAGGGAGGAGCTTGTTAAATTCATACATGATACTCCTGCCTATGGAGCTATCATAATCACTAAGTTGTCAAACCCAGAACCTCATTTTTACAATCCGGTTGAGGAGTGGCTGTACCATCACGGTTGGTCAATCATTCTAATTTACAGACTCTACCGCATGGTTCTTGACATTCATAAGGAAAACATGCAACAGGTTATGTTTCATAATGATAATGGTGATCTTGTTTCTATGACTCTCTATGCCAAAAAAATTCAGCAAATCAAATCCATATTCAAATGAAAATTTCAAGAGACACATTTGTGACACTGCTGGCATTTATATTATATATAGCAGGAGACATCTACACTGCTCGCAATGCACATCAAAAGCTGGACAAGCTAATTAAAGACAATGAGGAATGGACAGCAGCAGCATATTGGAAGAGTGCCAGAACAGAGGGCAGAATTGATAGTCTTAAAGTTGAGACAGAGGCACTGGCTAAGACAATTATTTACTTGGACTCATGCCAGAACAACAAGACACAGAAGCAGGACAGAGCAGAGAGGAGAGGCAAGTTCGTGGGAGGACTGCTGAAAGGACTGTTCCCCGGGCTGTGAGCCATGCCTTGTTCAGCAAGCGCATGCAAGTCTATGCCTACACTTGCACCTCTGTGGTGATGGTAGGTTTGCTCGTTGGTGTAGGTTGGCTTTATAAGATTGAGAAAGTACAGCCATCAGATTCCGTGCTGATGTTTATTTTAGGTCAGGTATTGAGTGCCTGGGTAGCTTTGACCAATAAGATATTTCG